CGGTTTCTCGCGCCTTACCAAAGCGGAATGGGCCGCCGGCCCCAGGGCCGGTCCGCGAGCAGGCGGGCGCGCTCCTCCGGCCACCGATCCTGCGGCGTGTTCATCTCGCCACCTCCCCCGCCCGCTCGTAACCGTGGCGAATCCGCCACTCGATAGTCTCGCGCGAGAAGTCTAGCGTCCCGCCCAGGTCTTCGGTCGGCTCGATGATGATCGTGCGGAACCACTTTCGTAGCTTGCCTTCCGGGCTCCGCAGCCGGATCCCCGCCTGCCCCGCCTGGTCCACGTAGCCGTTGATCTCCAGCAGCCGGTTGATGTCCTCGGTCCAGTTGTCGTGGATCATGATGTCGAGGACCCGCTGCGCGACCTCGTCGATGCGCTTCGGCAGCGGCACGAGCGGCAGAGGGCCGCGCGAAGAGCAGTTGATGATCACGATCTCGTCGGGGTTGTGCTTGAGCACATCCGCCAGGGGTGACACCGCGCGCACTCCACCGTCAACGAATACGCGCTCGCGGAACGTTAACCCATACGCCGGTTCCCACACGAGCGGCATCGTCGCGGAGGCCCAAATCCGGTGGCTATCGGGCATCATCTCAGCCCGGTAGTCGCCGGTCAGGAGATCAACGAAGCCGGCATAGAAAGGCACCTTGTACGGAGGGAACTGCCCGATCTCGCGCTCAATCAGCCGGAGGAGCGGGGTGTTGTCGTAGGCGCCGAGCTTGCCCTGGAGCAGCCGCAGCGCCACCTTCCACCACGGGTACTTCTTGTGCACGTCCTCCTCGCGGATTGTCCGCCAGATGCGTTCGAGATCGCTCAGCCGGTCGAGCGCGACGAGCGCACCGTTCAGCGCGCCCACCGAGACGCCAGCGATCACATCGTAGGTGTAGCCCATGTCCGCCAGCCGCAGCAGGGCGCCGAGCTGAAACGCGCCTTTCGCGCCGCCGCCGCTCAGTACGAGTGCCCTCATCGTCCCGCCCTCACTGTGTTTGCCCGCGCGATGCACGCTCGGTCACGTTGACGAGGAACTCGGTCCGCGGCTCTCCGGACGCTAAAAGCGCGATCGTGACGAGCCGCACCACATCGACGAGCGGGGTATTGTAAGTCTGCGCGACGCTGATGATCATCGAGCACAGGCCCTCAAGTGCCTGTTGTAGCGTGCCCGCGCAAAACACCGCGGTGCCCGGCTTCCCGTCCCGCTGCGTCTCCGCGGCGGCGATCATCCACTTTGCTTCGCCCTCGAACCCGTAGACGTGCCCTTCCTCGCCCATGCGGACCAGGCTGTAGCGAACCTTCTTCGTCATTCAGGCCCCCCTGACGTGTGGCCGGTCGAGCCCCATTGCCTGCGCGGCCCGCAGCATCCACTCCGGGTCGCCGACCGGCTGATGCGTGATGTAGCGCGTGGTGGTCTTGACGTCGGCGTGCCCCATGATCTCCTGAATCTGCTTCATCGAGCAGCCGAGCATCGCGAGATACGTCGGCAGGACGTGGCGCAGGTCCTTCACACGCAGCCACGGCAGCCCCGCGGCCGCGCGCGCACGCTCCCACCGCTTGCGGAGCTGCCAACGACGGCGCGCATCCGGGTCGCCGCCACGGCTCCGGCGTCGCTGCGGGAACTCGAACAGGTAGTCGCCGGAGTCCTTTCCGAGCGCCGCAAGGCGCAGCACCGCAAGCGCAGGCTCCGGAAGCCGCAGCAGACGCATCCGGGTCGCCGTCTTCGTGTCCGGCACGAAGAGCGCGCCCTGGTCCTCGATGAGGTGCCGCACACGCGCGCGCAGCAGCGGCCCCTCGTCGATCGCGGTGAGGATCGCGGTGAGCACGAAGCGCCAGAGCTCCGGGTCTACCCGCTCGCACTCGTCGAGCAACCGGCGCAACTCGTCGGGCCCGAGGTCCACGCGCCGCTCGTCCTTCCCGCCCGGCGCCTTCACTCCTGCAAGGATCTGCTGCCGCCGCGGGATGCCGTACTCCGCGTCCAGTACAACCCGGATCGCTTGCCAGAGCGAGCGACGCACGCTGTTCGGCTTACGGCCCTGCTCCAACGCCTTCGCGATGAGCGACTGGATGTTCTTGTGGTCGGTGAGCCAGGACACTCGCGGCGACCCCGGCGCCAGCTCGAGGAGCTGGTCCAGCCCTTCCCGCGTGCGGGCGTCCTTCACGCTCCCGCGGACGCGCTCGACCACGGAGGAGAGCAGCGGATCGTCGGCCGCGTGCCGGAGCGCCTCCAGTGCCCTCGCCTGGTCCCGATCTTGGTAGGCGACCCACAGGGTTACCAGCGAGAGCTCGCCCCGCTCGACCCGCTCGACGAGGTCCCGCCAGCCCGTGCGCCAGAGCTGGCGCAGTGCGGCCTCCATGTCGCGCGCACGGCGCCGCCCCTCGCGCGTGTCGGGCTCGCCGGAGGAGCGCGGCCTCATGCGTCGGCCGGGTTCCAGCACCGGCGCGACGTACAGGTGCGGCCTGCCTTTACGGGAAAACGGCATTGCCTTCAATCCCCATCGATCTCGCCCGAGTCGCCGAGCGTGGTGCTGTATTCGACGAGAAGGAGGGGACCCCACCAGACCAGCACGATCATCCGATGGTAAGGCGGATCCTGTACGCGCAAAGCCTGCATCGCGTGTGGTCCCGCCTCGATCTCGTCTCCCTGCCCCGCGAAGTCGCCGGGCAGCAGGCTCAGGTCCTCGTACTCCATCAGCCCGCCATCCTCTCGGTCTCGCGCCGCCTGCGCATCTCCTCGGTGTATGCATCTCCCGCCGCGCGCCCGCACGGGAAGCAGCGGTGAAAGTCGTAGGCGGGGGATGCGTTCAGGACCAGCACGCCACAGTCGCAGCACCGGGCCTGCCCCTTCTCGATGTAGACGAGGTCGTACAGAACGGTGTGGTGAGCCGGGATCTCGTGCCGCTTCGCGACCGCGAGCTCGTCAGGTAGCCCGCGCGCCATGACGCGCTGTTCGACCAGCGACGGCATCCGGTCGGGCCGGCGCATCGCGAGTTCGTTCAGCTCCTCCTCGCCCCGGACGCGCACGCGCCAGGCGAGCTCCAGCCCCGTCTTCATCTTCCAGAGCGCCCACTCGCCCGGCGCGTTGTTTGCCCGGGCGCGCAGGATCAATAGCACGCCCGCGGCTGTGCGTTGTCCCCGGCCCGGCTGCATGTCACTCACTCCCACGGCAGGTCGCGGTCTTGGTCCTCGATCTCCTGACGGATCGCCCGCTTGACCGGGTCCTCGCCGGCCGGGGCTCCAGCGGCGGTCGCCGTCACGCGCTGCGGCCGCTGCACGCGGTGCTCAGGCGACTGGCCGTTCGAGGGCGACGGCGGCGATTCGGCCTGCGCCTTGTCGATCTGGCGCCGGAGCCAGTTCACCGCGCTAGCGTGCTCGCCCTTCGTCATGCCCTGAGCGGCCTTCTCCGTAATCCGCTCAAGGTTCTGCACACCCGCCTGCCTCGCCGAAGCGAGCAGCGTGAAGAGCTCGGTCATCGCCTCTGCGTCGGCCGGCTCGTCCGCGCCCTCAATGGGCTTGGGCGGCCACTGGCCGGGCCAGAGCACGCCCTCGCATTCCTCGCGTAGGCACGAGAAGTCGGGCGCCTTCTGGCTCATCTTGCCGCTCGCCTTCCGCGGCCGGTTGTCGCGCATGGTGCTGCCGCACTGCGGGCAGAGCGGCGTTGCACGGCCCATCTGGTCGACCGTGAACCGCCGGCCCTTCTGGCGTGCGGCCTGGACGTCGATAACCTCGCCGGTGAACGGGTCGAAAGGCTCGCGCGGCGCCTCGTCCTCCTGTTCCTCCATGCGCCGGACCTTCTCCATCTCCTCGCGGCTCGCGCGCTCGATTCGGCCATCGCTGCGCTTGGTCACGAAGTTGAGGTTTGCCAGCGCACGGCCGATCGCGGAGGTCTCGCAGTTCTCGATGAAGCTAGTCCTGTTGACGTGGCCCTGGCCCTCGCGCTCGTAAGCCCATCCGGTTGCCGCGGGCTTGTCGACCGGGTCCTCCGCGTCGCGGTAGACCGCGGCCGTGAACACGACCATGCCGTCGTCGCGCAGCTCGACCATCTTCGTGACGATCCGGCCGTTCGGGTACTTCTCGTAGAACTGCTCGATTCGGTCCGCGACAGAGATGTAGTCCTTGGGGTTGAAGAAGCTCTTCTCGGCCATGCGCCCGCCTCCCTTCAGAGGGGCCGGGTTATTCGACCTCGGCCCCGTTCACCGTCTCGGCGATCGTGTGCCAGCCGCGCATCGACAACAGCCCCGCGCGCTGGAACGCAATCGAGTGGATCAGCTCCGCGAGCCGCTCCTGCTCGTCGAGCTGCGCGAGGCGCTCCTCGAACGCGACGTATTCCGGCTGAGTCCTCGCATCCCGCTCGGCCGGCGTGCGCGCCTGCCCCTGCTGCATCAGCCGGTCGACGATGGACGCGAACAACGCCTTGCGCTGGATCTCGGCCTGCTGGCGGCGCGAGACGAGCTTCACCCGCGCAAGGCCCGCCTCATAGGCTAGCGTGTTGGCCGCGAACGGATCGGCCTCCCTGCCCTGCGCGATGAGCTGCGCCATGCTGCTGACGAGCTGGACGATGCGTGGCTCCGGAATCACGGGTATTGCGGCCGGTTCCTCTTGCGGCGGCGGCGGCGCGACCTCGTCCTCCGGCGCCGACGTCGCATCGTTCGCTGCCTCGTCTGCGGCCGGTTCCTCTTGCAGCGGCGGCAGTGGCGGCGCGAGTTCGAGCTCGGGTTCCTCCACACGCGGCACGCGCTGCGGGCGCCGCAGTGGCCGGACCTGCACTTCGTCGCTCATGGGCTTGACTCTCCTGGGGGGATCGAGTAGTATGGAGACGGTTGCGCGAGGTCCCCCTGACACGCCGCAACCGTGGTGGTTGGTGGTCGGAGCGCTCGGGCTGGTGGCCCGGGCGCTTCCGTTTTATTCGAGCCCCTCTTCGACCGCGCGGGCGATCTCTGCACGCACCAGCGCGCGGATCCAATCCTGGGCCGAATCAAACCCCCTCTTCCGCGCGACTTTCTGGACCAGCATCCGCTCGTCGTATGACGCCCAACGGATCTGCATCTGCGGATCGGGACGCGGCTTACGCGGCTTTGTTGCTACCCGCGCCGAGCTTCGGACTTGACCCATCTGCGTGCTCTAATTAGCGTAGATGTCGGCTTTTGCGCGCCCGCAGCGGCGTGTAAGGTCTTGCACTGATACCCAATATTGCACACGGAGANCCGCATGTCAAGGGTGCCGCCGGTAGATATCTACCGCCTGCTCGATGAGGTGGGCCCGCGCTTGAAAGAGGTGCGAGAGGCAGACCCCCGCTACCGGAGCGTGCGCCGGTGGGCGGCGTTCCTGCGGTCACGCACGGGGTACGAGATCGCGCACCGCACGATCCTCAACTACGAATCCGGCGCATCAACAGTGCCTGCCGGTTACGTCCTGGCTGTCGCGCTCGCCTCGCAGACGAACCCCATTTACCTGCTCACCGGATGGGGGAATCCAGTCTGGACGGTTCTTGACGAGGAGGCCACGCTCGCCGCGGGCATCGCGTTCCTGAAGACACTGCTCGCCCGCCTGGAGCGCGCGGCGGCGCCACGAGGGGTGCAACGCATGGAGCCGCCGCGCGAGCTCGTCGCGGAGCTTGGGTCCGCCCTGGACCGGATCCTCGAAGATGGATCGGAAAAGGTTAGCCGTCGATGGAGCGGATGAGGCGAAGTGGCGGTCGTGCGTGCTCGCGCACAAGTTCACGCAGTTCCTCAAGCTCCGTGGGCGACTCGCCGTAGCACAGGATGCGGAAACGGATCCCGCCGGAGTGTCGGATGACCCATTCCTCCTGGGCTAGCGGGTCCGTCTGGCTCGGAGAGACGCGAAACCATTCGTAATCCTGCGCGCGCGCATGGGTCGGCTCCGCCATCGGAGTGGCCCTCCTTTGTTTGGGGGAACGACGGCACGCGCAATCTATAAGGTCCGAGCCAGTATGCGTCAATGTTTGCGAACTGGCGGAAAGAAAGTGGCCAGCAAGGGTTCACAGAGCGAGATCGCGGGCGGGTTTTTTGCTGAGGCACGCAAATTGCTGCGCGCGTGTGGCCCGCCCTGGACCCTCCCCGGACCTCCACGGAGGTTACGCCATGCCCGAATGGCTTCTTAGCGCGCTAGCCGCTGCTGCCGCACTGACGCTCTACAGGGTGATTCGAGCCGGCGTCGTGTGGCTCGGCGAGCAGCTCAAGAAGGTCGGCGACGAGTAGCCCTACCATATCACTTCGGCCGGAAGGTTCTCCGACGCGTCGAGATGAATGATGCCTGCGCCGGTCGCGTCCGCGCCGTACTTGACGCAACCGATCCGGTTGAAGCCGAACCGGATGGCCGTCTCAATGATCCGGAACCGCTCGAAGTTGCTCGCCGCCTTCAGGTCAACCGCCCGACACGGCGTCTCGAGATGGGCGCTGCGGGCGGCGCCGCCCGCAGCCGCGTTGCGCTCAGGTGGGCGATGGTCGCTGGTGATCCTGAACGGCACGCCCGCCGCCTGCCGCATCCGGTACAGCAGCCGCAGGAAGTGGGCGTCCATGAGGTAGGGGTACCTGAACTCAGACGGCACGAATCCGCCCGGCTTGCCCTCTGCCGGCCGCGGGCGGATTTCGTCCCACACCGGATGGTCCTTGTGGGCCAGCTCCGGCTGCACGTGCGCGAGCGGGCCCGGACGTTCCCTGCTCATCGGATGCAGTCTCCTACGCGCCGCTCACCCGCCTGCGCCTGAGCGTAGCACAGGATGCGGTCGAGCTTCGCTTCCGTGAGGCTGTCGCGTCGCTCGTGAAGGTCGAGCCGCCGCTCGATCGCGTCCATGCGCTGCGTGTGCTGCGCGTTGATGATCTCGATCCGCTCGGCCTGCTGCTTCACCTGGGCGGGGAGCGCGGCCTGCTCGCCCCACTTCCCGCGCGCTGTCCAACCCGCGCCGGCAACCGCCAGGAGCGCCATCGCGACTTGGAGCCCGGGCGGGATGCGACCGATTACCGCACCGATCGCGGCCAAAAACTGGTTGCCGTTGCCGTTCGCCATCGCATCACCTCAGCGCCCCCGCCTCAGCTCTGCGGCGGTCTTCGAGAAGTTGCTCTACGTCACGGATCGTCTGCTGGTCCCGATGGTTCTCCTTGAAGAACTGCCAGAACCACGGATCCGCCTCGGCCTGGTCTGCGAGGTCACGGATGAAGCGCAGGTAGTCCTCCTCCGACATCCGCTCGCGGTCCGACGTGCGCGGCGGCCGCGGCGCTGGCGCCTGCGACGGCGAGGCAAGCGTAGCGCCGCCCGTGGCCGTCCCTGCCGGAAGCCCCATGAGCTGCTCGACCCGGCTCGGTCCGGCCTGCTGGCGCAGCGGGCCGAACAGCCGCGGCTCGGGCGTGCGCAGGATGCCCGTCTCGAGCAGCTCCGCGCGGCTCGGCAGGCGCGTGCGCCGGAACGCGCGCACGTCCGGCATCCGGCGCTCGATGATGCTACGTCGGAAGCCTTCCGGGTCGATGAAGATCCCGCGACTCGCAGCGTCCTCGGCAAGCCGCTGGACTTCGTTCAGGTCGCCGGCCTCGAACGCCTCCAACATCTGCTCGCGAACGCGGTTGCCTGCCGCCCTGACCTGGGCCTCGAACCGTCGCCGGATCGTCTCACGCTCGCGCTCGCGCGTCGCCTCGAACGGCCGGATCCCGAACACGGCCTTGGTGCCCTCAGTCGGCTCGGCCTCGCGCAGCGTGCGGCCCCAGGTGTCCCTGACCTCGCCCGTCTCCCATATCCGGTTCGCGTCGATGAACCGCTTGGCGAACACGGGGAGTAACCGCTCCATGAGTCGCTCGGCGCGCTCCGTGTGGCCTTCGCGCCACGCCTTCACCGCGTCGACGAAGTCCTTCAGGTTGCTCACGGTCGGCCCGAACGGGTCCGTGAACTCGCGGGCCGTGCCGATACCGATGCGTTCCGACAGGTCGCCACGCGCGATCATCGACAGCAGCCCGAACACGGACCAGTCGGGCGCGTGGCGCGTCAGCCACTCGCTCGGCCGCAGGTTGACGCCCTGGCGCGGCCAGTCCTCCGGCGCGATCTCCTCGCTCGACTTCTCCTTGATGAGCCCCAACTGCCCGACCAGCCAATCCAGCGTGGCGAGCGGCGTGCCGATGAGCAGCGCGCGCATCCCGCCGAGCGCGGTGAGGTATGCGAGCGCCTTGGCGGCCTTGGCCGGGCTCTCCTCCGCCAGTCGGTACAGGAACTCCAGCTCCTTGAGCATGAACGTCTTGAACTGGAACAGGACCCGGCCGACCGGATTCTCGACGATGCGGGGCGCGTCCGCCGCGTCGTAGCGGAACTGCGTCTTGCGCGTGACCTCGCGCGCTTCGCGCACCGCCTCCTCGTAGGTCCGCCCCGCCCGCTTCGCGCGCTCGAAGGCGCCCAGGAAGGCGATGCCGCGGTTGACGTCCTCGGCCCGGCCGAAGAGGTACATCGGGGTCCACCACTTTTCGGCGTCCTTCGGCCTCAGCTCGCCCGGCATATGCTTCGCGTGCAAGAGCAGCACGCCGCCTTCGCGCAGCGCCTTCTCGTACTCGTCGGGCAGCTTGCCGGCGGCGCGGAGCCCCATGAGCCGCACACCCTCCCACGTCCACCGCTCGCCAATCACCGGCACCGTGTTCACGACCGTCTGCGTGAGGTTCACGGCGGCCGACACCGGGTTCCAGCCAAGTTTGCTGAACGCCTGGAAACCCAGGATCTTCGCAGCCGCGCGGCGCGTGAAGAACGGCTTGAGGTCCACGCCGGCGAGCCGCGCAAGCGCCTCGAACGTCGCGTCCAGCGCCTTCTCGCTCGGGCCGGGGATGCCCTGCACACGGAGGATGTAGTCCTCGACCTCGTCGCGCAGCCCGTCGATGCGCGGATTCACCCGTTCGAGTAGCTCAGCGCTTTTCACGCGGAACGGGTCGAACGCNAGCTTGCTGCCCCACCGCCAGTAATAGAGCTGGAGCGCCTTGAGCGGGTCCTGCTCGAACGTCTGGAGATTGACCTTCCGCGGCCGCGCGTGCGGGTTGAACTTCCGCCGAGGCTCCGGCTGTACCACGCGGCCGGTCGCCTTGATGACCGTCTTTTCGTCCAGCCCGAGAGCGTTCCGCAGATCGGCGACGAACCGCCAGTACTGCGAGCGCGGCAGCAGGTGCGCCATCTCCTCCGTGTGGACGAACTCGCGGACGATCTCGATGTCGTCCTTCCATTCGCCATCGCGGAGAAGCTTCTGTGCGTAGTCAATCGCCTCGTTCCGGGTCTGGAACCAGTTGGACTTCGCTCCCGCCCGGACGTGCCACTCGCCCTGGAAGACGTGCGGCCAGTAGGCAGCGATCCCCCACTCGCCGGTCCGCATCGCCATGAGCGCGGCGAGCGATTCGTCCATGAACATCGCGGCCTCGGGCACGGGTGGCATCGGGCCGGCGTCGGCCTCGCCCTTCGCGATGAGCCGCTCCCGCGCGCGCATCTTGCGCTTGATCTGGCCGACAAGCCGACGCCAGCCCGCAGCGGTCGCAGGCGGCTGTTGCATGCTGATCCCCCACTCGCGCGCGGACTCGAGGATTTCCTCGGCGTTGATCGGCGTGTTGTCGAGGTCCTCGGGCAGTTGCTTGAGCGAGTTGTAGTGCTCCAGCGCGTAGTCGAGCACACGCCGCCGCTCGGGCCGAAGCAGGCCGCGCCGCATCTCGAACAGCCGGAGCACATCGTCACGGAACAGCTCCCGCATCCGCTGGAAGCTCTGCCGGAGATGCTCGGGCACGTCCCGCGGCAGGTCGCCGACCACCGGGTACTTGTCTAGCAGCCGCCACAGCGTTGTGCGATCCTCCCTGGTGAGCGGCTTCCAGATGGCTTCGACCTGCTGGCGCCGGTCATCGAGGAACCGGGTCAGGTTGTCGCGCGCCTCAGCGCCGAGCTCCGCGATGCGGCCCGCGTTCGGGTCCAGGCGCCGGAAGACGTCTGTGGGCGAGCCGATCCACTTCTCGAAGAAGCCGAGCCGCTTAGGCAGCTCCTCGACCTGAATGCGGGGATCGAGGTCGCGCAGCGCCGCGCGGCGCGCGCTCGCCGCGCCGAGCCCGGCGCCCAGGACGAAGCCGATGCCCGCACCCGTCGCAAAGCCACGGGTCCGGTCCTCTTCGTCGATCGCCGCGCCGGCGGTCCCGCCTACGAGCCCGCCGATCGCACCGCCAGCAATCGGCCGCAACGCCGCGAAGCCGCTGATCATGTACGCCCGCCGCGCGGCTTCCATGATCGCGTCGTTCAACAGTCCCGCCTGCCGCGCCAGCTGCACGAGCTGGAGGTTCGTCATGTCCTCCTTGGCAAGCGGGCCCAGGACTTCGAGCAGTGCCTTGCGCGGCCCCCACCCGAGCCGAACTTCCGCATCCTTGTGGCCGTCCGCGGCGCGCGCAGCGCGCTCCAGCGCGTCGAGCCACGCACCCTGGCGGACCAGCCGACCGAAGCCGCTCTCCCCGCCGAACCAGTACGCGAACGACTCCTCCGGCCCGCGCGGCAGGTTGCCGAAAAGGTCGGCGTTCCTCTCGGCGTGTACGTAATTCCTCGCGTCCTCCGCGAAGCCGCGGAACGCCTCGGACGTCTGCTTCTTGTTCGCGTCCTTGAGGAACCGCGCCATCTCGATGCCGTGCGGACTCTCGGGCGGCGAGAACGTGCCCTGCTGCCCGACCGCTGCAGGCTCGAACAGCGAGCCCTGCGCGAGCAGGTCATCGATGGTCTTCGCGCCGGGCGTGCGGCGCAGCGCGAGGTGCAGCCGGATCGCGTCGGCGAGCGCGGGGCTCAGGTCCCAACCTTCGTGCTGCGCCGAGCGCACGATCGCGGGGACCGCGTGTTCGAGCTGCTGGAGGATCGCGCGGACGCCAGTTTCCGGATCGAGCGCCTGACGGACCAGCTCCTTGTCCCCGCCGAGCGCGGTGACGTACAGCATGTTCTCGATGAGCTCGACACCCTCCGGCGTCGGCTCCTGCCCGGCCAGGAACCGCGCGGTCTCCTGCTGCGAGATGACGCCATCGTTGCGGAGCAGCTCGAGGAACTGGCGACCCTCGCGCGTGCGGAGGTACTGGCGCAGCGTGGTGTTCGGGTCGAACGTCTCGGCGAAGTGATCCAGCGCCCGCCCCGCCTCCCGCATCCGCCTCGCGCGGCCCGCGGCCTCGTCGAGCGGTGTCTTCGCCTTCTTCGCCTCGATGTCGCTGATGCGGTTCAGCTCCGCGAGCGTGCTGCGGTCGGTCAGGTCGATGCTGTCATCAACGACCTTGCGGACCAGCATGTGCGGCCGGTCGGCCATGCGGGCCGCAACCTCGCTCGGCGTGAGCCCGAACTTGTGTGCCTCGTTGCGGAGGCGGGTGACGTAGCTCTCCCACGCCTCGCCGCCGGCCGCGGCGACGCGCTGCACGATCATCGCGCGCGCGTTGCCCGCAATCGCGACGCCGTCCGGCCGGACCATGGGCGGGCCGTGATCGACCGCGCGGGTCGCGTCCAGCACCAACCGTGCGTCGAACCTCGCCGCGGCGCCGACGATGTTCTCCTGTGCAGCACGGTCCGTGGTGTAGTCGCGGCCCTGGACGCCCTCGGGGTAACGGGGGTCGGGCTGGAACGTCTGCGCGTTGTGCGAGGGGACCACGTCCTCGACCGGGACCAGCTCGTAGCGCACCCGGACCGTGCGCCCGTCAGGGAACACGGCCTCGTCGGCCGCGCCCTGCGCGCCGCGGACCTCCTCACCCATCGGCGCCTCGCGCGACTGCGTAGTACGCCGCGCCTGGGGCTGTTCGGCGAGCGTCGGACGTTCTGGCTCCGGGGTGGTGATCGGCTCACGCGCCGGCGACACCTCCCCGCCGGCGGCCGGTGCCTCACCGCCGGCGGGCTCAGAAGGGCGGGTGCGCGGCGCCTCTTCGCCGCGCAGCGCTGCGGGACCGGGCTCCGACTCCTCGCCGCGGAGCGTGGCGACCGCCGCTTCCTCTTCGGCGCGCGGCCCTGCGCCCTCGCGCGGGCTGAGGACGTCGCGGTACTTCCTCTTGCCCGCTGCAATGTCGGCTTCCTTGCGCGCCCGGCCCGCCGCATCGGCTTCCGCGAACGTCCGACCCTCGCTCGTGCGCAGGCTGACCTCAAAGCCATCGATGTCGTGCGTGCCGAAGATTTCCTGCGCGCGCCGCAGCACCATGCTGACCTTCGAACCCTGTCCGATCACGGCGAACTCGTCGCCGCCGAAGTGGAACACGCCGCGTTCGGTCCCCATGATCTCGCGGGCCGCGCGCTTGAGCGCCTCGGCGACGCGGCGCAGCATCTCGTCGCCCGCCTCCATGCCGCGCCGGTCGTTCACTACCTTGAAGTTGTTCACGTCAACGAGCCCGATGCGGCCCTTCGGGTCGGCCTCGATTCGGGACCTCGCGCGCTCGAACGGCTGACGGCCCGGCAGCCCCGTCACACGGTTCTGCTCTGCCTCGATGCGACGGCGCCGCTCCTCGCGCAGCCGGCGTGCGGTCACATCCCGCTCGGCCTGCTCTTCCGGCGTGCGCGGCCGTGCGCGCCGCCCGGGCGTGCCGGGCGGCGGACCCTGCGGCCGCGGCCGCGGCGCGGGCGCACCGCCGGTCGGCGGCGGCTCCTCTCCGGGGCCTGGGCCGCGGAGCGTCTCAATCTCTGCGCGCGGCCGTGGCAGCCCGCCCATCGCTTCGAGCCGGCGCTGGACAAAGCGGCTCAGGATTTCCTTCTCCGCGGCCGTCGCCTTGCTGGAGAAGATGTTCGACGCGGCGGCGATCAGCTCGTCGCGGTTCGCTGCCCGCTCGATCGCGTGCGCCAGGTCCTTCGCGTCACGGCTGCGGAGCCCGGCGCGCTCCTCCGGCGTCAGCGCGCCCGTCTCCTGCTCCGGGCGGGTGGGCGGCGCCCCGGGCTCCTCGCCGCGCAGCGCCTCGACCTCCGGCGCGCGCGCCTCCGGNGCCGCCGGCCCTCGGGGTGGGCGGGGCTGCGCCGGCACGGCCGGCGGCGCCTCGGGGCCTGCCTCGGCCGGGCGGGGACGCGGCCGGCCGGCGCCTGGGGTACGCTCGGCCGCCAGGAGCTCGGGGTCGACAATGTCGACGCGCTCGGGCGGCAGCACGGATCCCGGCGGCGGCGGTGTGATGATCGGCGAGCCTTCGGTGCGGGCGGGGAGCTGCCGCTCCGGCGGGATGATCCGCGTTGGCGCGGTNCCCGCCTGCCGGGCGCGACGGACAGCGAGCACGCTCTCGCCGATGTCGGTGAGCCGGAACGTGCCGTCAGGAGCCTCATCGAGCAGCCCGGACAGCACGAGTCGCTGGTAGAGCGGCCGCTCCGCGGGCGAGATCATGTCCGGATAGATCGGACCGCGGGCCGCGAGCTCGAGGATGCGGTTCGATGCCCTGACCCACTCGGGCAGCGCCTCCCGTCCCACGAAGCCTGGGGCCACGCGCTCGGGCACCTCCGGCTGCATCCGCTCGGGCAGCTCGCCCGCACGCTCAGGCAGCGCCAGAGGATCGGGCGTCGTGCGAGGCCCCGCGACCCGGATCTCGTCAGGCCGCCGGGTCGTCGTGCCCATGTGTCCGGCGATGCGTACCGGGCCCTCGGGCCGCGGCTCAGGCAGCAGCCCCGCTGGCCCTTCGGGCTCAGGGAGCCGCGGGGTCAACGCCCGATCAATGTCCTCCTGTGCGCGCCGCCGCGAAGCCGCAACGATGTCGGCACCCCGCAACGCCTCCGCGCCCGGCTCCGGCGCCTCGCCGATCCGGCCAGCGTTGCGGAGATGGTCCATCACCGCTTCGGCGAGCTCACGATCGATGCTGTTGTCGCTGTTCGCGAGCTTCTTGACAAGCGACGAGATCGGCGCGCCGACGAACGGTAGGGCAACACCAAGCAGGAAGTCGGCCGCCGCACCGAACCCCGTGTTGATCGCGATGGAGCGCGCGCGGCTGATGCCTTCGTCGATGTGACGGAACGGCTCGGTCGAAAGCGAATACGCGAGGCCCGCGTAGATGTTCTGCGCGCCACTCCGAAACGCTCGTGCCAGCAAACCCGCTTCCTGCGGCGCCCTCTGTGAGAGGAAGCGGAGAACGTCAGCGGCCCGCGCGAAAGCGCGCGCCTTGTTGACCTGGCCGGCCGCCAGAGCTGCACGGCTCGCCATGGCCGCCCTGCCAGCCAGCGCAGCGGCGCCTAGGCCCGCGACGGCGCCGGTCGCCAATGCGGCCGGAGCCATTCCAGCAATGTGCCCAACGACGTTTGCAATGTCAGACGCATCGATATCCCCGGGCGCGAGGTCCAGCACTTCATCGCGCGAGATGTCGGCGTGGCCGAGCGTGAGCGCGTTGAGCATCCCCCGCCCGAACTCGCCGATGATCCGCTCCGTGCGCGTCGGCCCGCCCACATCCTCCGGCGTGAACCCGCCGGCGGCCTGGGTCAGCCGCGCGAGTCGAGCACGAAAGAGCTGCTGGTCGCGGAACTTGTCCGGCAGCTCCTGGCCGCGGAGCGTCGCGACGTTCTCCTCGTGGCCGTTCATCTCACTGCCCTCTGCGGGACCTCAGAGAGTCGCGCATCTGAATGTCCTCGACTACCGACCGCGGCTGCCCGCCTCCGAGCACGCGCAGATGCCGCCTGACCTGGTCGCGCATCTCCGGGGGCACGGTCATTTCGACCGCCGTATCGTGTAGCCATTCCGGCACCATGTTGAAGATCGCAAACGCCATGTCCTCGGCCGTCAGGTTCTCGAAGTTGGGCTCCGGGCCGAGGTCGATGTTGCCAAGGTCGAAGACGTTGTCGCGCCGCCGCCTGGCCGCACCCGTGCCTGCACCCGTGCCTGCGGCCGTGCCTGCACCACCGCGCAGCATCTCGACCGCCGCCGTATCGGCCGGCGAAACCGTGCCGACCGTGCCGCCCACACCCGCGGCAGCGGTCGGCGCCGCTGTCGCGAGCCCGAACATCTGGAGCAGCCTTTCGAGCATCGGCACCTGCTGCTCTGTGAAGCCGACAAACGGGCTCGCAGCCGCGCGCACCAGCGACGCGAACTGTCCGAGGTTCGCGAACGGGACCTGCCGTTCGGTGATGTCGAGCTGTCGGCCGCGCAGGTCCAGCTCGCGCATTCCGAGCAAGCGCCGAAGCGCGCGGTCCGCCTCCTGCTGGGCGATCTGAGCCGCGAGTTGCTCGCGGTACCAGTTGATCATGGCCTGCTGGAGGTTCTCCTGTAGCGCGCGGTTGAGCGCGTTCTCAGTGCGGAGAAACTCCTGCTGCCCGCGCTGCATCGATTCGGCGTGCTGGAAGCCGGCGAGCTGCATCCGCTCGCGCGCCGCGATCTCTTCGGCCAGGAGTTCGCGCCGGCCGGCCAGCTCGCGGATCTGCGCCTCGCGGGCAACGTCCTCCGCGCGCCGCCGTTCGGCGAAGCCCATCGCCGTGGCGAGCGCGTTCTGGACGTCGGCGACCGGGTCGAAGCGGAACCGTGTCGAGACGACTGGCATCGCTCCACCTCACCCCAACACGCCGTCCGCGATCGTGGCGGTCGGCTGGTTCGTCGTGGTGCCGCGGCGCCCGAGCGTGAGCCCTGCGGCGAGCCCGAGGCCAGCGCCCAGCCCCGTGCCGGCCAGCCGCCGGCGCTGCGCTGCGCGTTCGGCCTGCCCGGTCATCATCTCGAGGAGCTGCGCCTGGATGTCGCCCAGCAGCGCCGTCTCCATGCCGGCGATGCCGGCGAGCCCCTGCGCACGCGAGAGCGCGAGGTTCGCGCGCTGGCCCGCGAAGTTGGCGGCCGTGCTCATGAGGTTCCGGTGGAACGCGCTGAACAGGTCGCCTTCGAGCGCGCCGGACAGCGGGCCGCGGATCCCCCGCCGCGCGTTCCTCGCCTGGAGGGCCGCGAGGTCGCCGCGGAAGCCGACCCCCGCCTGGTCGAACAGCGCCTGGAGCGCGTCGGCCGACAGGAACTCGTTCGGGTCGAACCGCCGGAACGCCTCCGCCGCCTCGCCGCGGAGCTGGTCGGCGCGCCCTTCGAGCAGCCCGAGCCGTTCGGCCAGCCGGCTCGCGAAGCTGTCCAGCCGCCGCTCCGCGCCGCTGCGCCTGCTGCCGAACAGGCCGCCGAGCAGCCCGGCGCCCGCCTGGCCCAGCGCGAGGATCGTCAACGGGTCCGCCATCCTCAGACCTCCGTGAGATCGACCTTGTAGGTCATGCCCTTGAGCCGCACGCGAAGCTCTGGAGGCTCCGTGTCCGTGCGCACCCACATGTCGCCGTCGATGGGCCGCTCGGGATCGCGTTCGAGCTGCCCGTGGTAGCGCATCTGCCGGAGCACCGCGCGCAGGTCGCGGCTGTCACGCGCCTCCGGCGCCTGTCTGCTGAGGCCCCCCGTCGCCATTACGCAATTTGGTGGAAGAACATCCGCGAACCGGCCCGAACGTGACGCTGCCTGTCACTGACGACCGTCACCCAAAACTGATCGCCCTCCTCGAACGCGGTCAGCACGTCGATAGCCACGGCGTGGTCGTCGTCGCCGTCCATCGTCGTGAACTCCGAGAGCGCGATGGAGCCGCCGTTCTTGACGACGAAAACCTGAATGTTGGCCTCCGGGCTCACGCTGTCCGCGGAGATATTGAGCACGCCACNGATCTTCGCGATGCCACTAAACCCCTCCGGGACGGTGAGCCTCGTGGCGTCGGCGTTGAGGTTAACCATCCCCTGCGGATCGAGGTCTACCTGCTGCCACTGGACCATCCCGACCGGCTGGTTGCCGTCGAACGACTGATGCGTGGTGCGCCGAACCTGAGCATAGAGTACGGTTTCCGGGTCGGGCGGATACTTCCATGCCGGACTCCCTACGAACTCGCTGTCCCCGGTGAAGTTGACGCCCGGCAGCACGATGATGCCGACGCCGGAGTTGTGGGTCACGTTGCTGTCGAGCATGTAGTCGCCGGGAACCGTGAAGGCGACCACACGCGAGCCGGGGCCGGTGGCCTGCGCTGCGTGGTTGATGCAGAGCTGGATAATGTCGTCGGCCTTCCGGGTGCCCGTGAGGTCCACGCCGTAGGCGACGGGGTCGTACCACGGCTTGAGCGAGCCTTCGCGCACGACGAGCACGGCCGGGTCGAACATCGCGAGGTTGAAATCGTGGTCGGCCGAGTAGCCCCACATGAACTTCGGAACCCACACCACGCGCGTCTTCGCGTCGGCGGCAAGCGCGGCCTGGATCGCGTTCGCCACGCGCGCCGCAAAGGACTCGTCCCCGAGCGGAGAGAAAGCCGGGTCCGCCGCGTTGTAGACGATGATCAACCCGCCCTCGACGCTGCCCACCCGGCTGTCGATGTCGTTGATCGCCGCCTGGATCGCGTTGAACTCGTCTTCGAGCTGCTCCGCGGTCAGGACCTCGTCCGGCAGAAACGTGCTCTGGCGGTTGTACTGTGCCATGTCACTCCTCGTCGTGCGCGGGCACGTCGGTCCGCGAAACCTCGCCCTCGATCCCGTGCAGCACGAGCGCGGCTTGCGTCTCCAGCTCGAAGCGCTGGACCTTGCCGAGCGAGTCGCCCCACAGCGGGAGCTGCCGGTGCCGCGGCAGCAGCTCCCGCCGCGCAAGCTTGCTTCGGTCGAGCTTGAAGGTGTCGTTCAGCGTGTCGTGGGGCTCCACTTCGATCGCGTGCGTGAGCGCGAACGTCCGGTCGTAGTCGCGTTCGATGCGCAGGTCGAACCCGTAATCGCTCGGCAGCTCAAGGTCGAGCGTGACGCGGTGCAGCATCGCGCGCCGGCCGGTTGGCGCGGCCTCCAGCGTGCCACTCCTCCACAGCGTCGTGAATCGGTTGCCCGGCTGGCTGTCGCTGTGACGGTGCTTGTCCCGCGGCGCACTCGGCGCCCAGCGGTAGATACTGCCATGCTCGTCGCCGGCGAGGATAACCGGCCGCCGGAGCAGCGGGTCCTGGCGGTACAGCGCGGCCGTGTAGAGCGGTGCGCCCGCGGGCTGCAGCGGGCCGAGCTGGATGCCGCGGACGGTGGTGACGCGCGTGTTGCCCTGGCCGTCCGGCTTCGAGCCAACGATGGTGGTGTCCGTGGTGGACGCCCCATGCGTCCAGACCCCGCGCTCGCCGACGCCGGGGAAGAAGCTGGCGATGTAGTTGGGTACGGCCGAGCTGCCGGTCGGAAGCAGGAAATGCACGCCGCCGAAGAGCGGATCGTAGAACACGACGGTCGCGGCAAGCGAGCGCTGCGCGACGGCCTTGAACACGTCCAGCATCGGCTCGGCGAACGTGGTGTCAGCCGCGGCCAGACCGCGCCGCCAGCGGCAAGGGCCGTGCTCCGGGGCGAGCCAGTACACGAAGCCGTCGCCTCCGACCGTCGCCGCAAGCGGCCCCGCGATGCCGCGGATCGGGTCGACGACATCGAGTTCGAGGTCGCCCGTCTCCGGCGCGAACCCGAGATACTGGTAGACCGCCGCCGGCGTGAAGATCACGATGAGCCCGAACGCACGCAGGCAGGTGATGATCGGCGCGTTGTCGTCGCCGACCTGAATCGCCAGCTCCGGCCGGAACGTCTCCGGCTCCGCGTAGTTGGACGGGTAAAGCAGGTGCGGCTGGTTCGGGTCGCCCCATGCGTAGAGCCGCTCGCGGTAGGCGAGCACGCCCGTCGCGCGGAACCCCGGGATGTGGCTGAACTGCCCGGTCACGTAATCGTACCAGCGCACCCGGTAGTCGATGGTCGAGCCCGCGAGATAGAGCCGGTCGAAGAGTGAGGCGAGCGTGAACCGATCCGTGGGCCGACCGGCGAAGCCCAGGACCGGGCGGTTGTGAGTGAGCGCGTCGATCGCGAGCCCGACCTGCCCTTGCGCCTCGCCGTCCACGCCGGAACCGAACGAAGGGTCGGTGAGCGTGGTCGAGTGGGTGTAGCGATTGGCAACGACGGCCACGACGCGCGGCTCGGCCGGGAAGCTGTTGAAGCGGTGCTCGTGCAGCGCGAGCACGGGCCCCTCGCCGATGCGGCTGACCCATACGCTGCCCGGCCGGCGCTGCGGCCGCCCGATCTGGTTGTAGAACAGGTTGAAGAGCTGCTCGGACGCCTGCGGCCCGAGCCGCTGCGGCGGCAGCGCGGCGTACATGCCCTCGGTCAGCAGGATCGGGCCGAACCTCTCAGGCATCAGGGCAATCCTCCCACTGGATCTGCGTGACGCCCTGGAGCACGAACACCGCGACGCCCGGCGGGCTCTGGGTCCCGTCGCTCGACAGGTAGACCATCTCGCCCATGTACTGGCCCGCCTGGAGCCCGCTGAAAACCTTGCTGGTCAGCTCCACCGGGTTGTTGACCAGCGTTTCGGCGACGACGTTGTTCTGGGAGTCGAGGATCCGGTAGCGCGTCGCGATGTGCACGTCGCCCTCGTCCGGGTCATCGAACTCGGATCCGGTGAGCCGCACGGTGCCGCGGCCAAGCACGGTCGCGGTTGCGGTCGGCCGTTGGGGCGCCTGGTTCTCGACGGTCGTGAAGACCCCGCTGAACGCATACGGCCCGTAGTTCATCCCATCGAACGCGCGGGCGCGGAGCTGGCGGTTCGGGCCGAGCGGACGCGACGAAACGTCCCACAGCCGGACAAGCTCCGGGCTCAGCGGTAACAGCGGGATGAAGCTCTGACCGCCATCCTCGGAGATGTCGATCTCGTACTGGAGCGGGTCACCGTCTGGATCAATAGCCGCGCCGATGGGGACCGCGATAATCCCCTTCACGATCGCGCCATCGCGCGGGAACGGCAGCGCGGGAGCGGACGGCGGGAATGAGCCGAGCGCGGGGTCTCCGGCCGTGCCAGCGCCAAACCTGTAGACGTGGTTGACATACGTCTGCGGCGCAAAGGCATTGCTCATACTGAACAGCCCCGGCCGACCGGTTCCGATGAGCTCAGTATTATTCAGGGTGACGTTCCATCCGGCCGGCTCTGGATCGCCGTAGTACCACGCCTTCGCCCGAACGCCGACGCCCGGCTCGGCGCGAACCCTCACCCAAACGGGCCTCGTGCGGTCAGTGAGCTGGAAGGTGCCGGAAGCAAGCTGTTGGATGCCGGGGCCGGGGAGCCCTCTCCAGATCGCGAGCGTCGACTGCGCGATGCCGATGTTGAAGCACGCAGCGTAAAAGCCAAAATCGGAGCTTCCGGTGCCCCGCGCACAGACGGCCGGGCCGAAGAGCGACGGGGAGCCTCCCGTCCTCGTATCGAGGCCAATGAGGGCCAACGCTTCCTGGATCTCTTCGTTCTCAGGAATCTGCGACCACGTGATGATCCCGCTCGAACTTCGCGGCCCGGTCACCAACAGCGCCTTGCCGCTGGCGGACGGGGCATCCGGGACGTCGACAACGACCCCGCTTATGAGTCCTGGGGACGAGCCGCTCTGTATCTGGACAACGCTCCAGTCGAAGGGCTGCGCGGCCGCGCCGTATTCGCGCCAGTTGGTGTAGAACTGCGCCATCCTCAGCCCTCCGAGTGCTCTGCCATCGCCTCGATGTGCGGGTAGGCCGCGGTGAACTCGAGGAGCGCCTGGAGCGCAGCATCCCGCTTCCGGATCGCTTCGAGCACCACCGCCTCCTCGTCTACCTTCGCGCGCTGGACGAACCAGGCGGCCATGTAGCGGGAGAGGTACGCCTTCGCGTCGTCCGGCAGGATGAGCGGGACGTCACCGTCCGTGAGTGCGGGCGGCTCGACGAGGTAGATGACCCTGAGCTGCACCACCCCATTCCAGCCGAAGAGCGGCGTGTCGCCCGGGAACTTCCGGCCGTCGATCGGACGCAGCTTGCCGCCCAGGATGTAGGCGGCGGGGATCCGGCGGGGGATGAGGTTCGCGTGCGCCTCCGGCACGAGCTTGACCCGCTCCTGGCTGCCATCGTCGTAGGTCACGATGATGCGCCTGATCCGCCAGACGTCTTCGGGCAGCTCGATCTCGGTGAGCTCCGTCTCGGCCTGCCCCGTCTGGCACTTCTCGCCCTCGGCGACCCGGGGTTCATGATCGCCGCCGAAGAAGAGCAGCGGGGGGAACGGGTAGCTCGGGTTGTCCTGTGCGATGATGCGGTCCACGAGCCTGCGCTGCTCCTCGTCCAGCTCGCGCAACGCTTCCGCGTCGGCGATGAACTTGACGTCTTTCGCCTCGATCAGGTGCTCGCGCGCCAGCGCCAGAACCTCTCTCGCCAGCATCGTCTCACAGGTCGACGTGGACCTCTAGCGCGCGGATCGTGCTGCTGATGTGATCCGCGGCATCCGCTTCGAGCCGCTCCAACGCATCAACGAGATCCGCCTCCCACTCCTGACGTCGTGTGCGGTCAATGCCGGGCACGCTCTGCGCGAGGAGCGTGACCAGCTTGCAGATTACGGCCTCCTCGACCACGGCCGGGTAGTCGTATTCCGGCGAGTTCTGGCCCCACAGCGTGCGCTCACTCACGCGCTGCGGGGCAAGCACGCCGTAGACCTCGAGCGTGTGGACGCCCGACCAGTCGCCCACCTTGCGCAGCTTGCGCTGCTGGTCGATGGCAATGGCGATGATGCGGCCTTCGTAGTCGACCGGCGCGCGGTGCCGGCTGGCGATCTCGGAGATCCAGACCTCGTCGCCATCACCATCGGCGCCGATCCAATCGATCGTGTAGATGTGAAGCCATTCACGGCGGCCAGAGACGATCTCGTCGTTCTCGACCACGGCGGTCAGGTCGATGGGGTCCTGGGCAACGACCTGCTGCTCGATCGTGTACGTTTGTGCAAGCCGCTCTGGGTCGGTGTCGTAGACGTGGAAGACCACCGCCTTGAGCGCCTGGTTGAACGCCCGGGCGACCGTCGCGTTGTCGACCGCGCGGGTCCGGAATTCCGGGGCGCGGTCGAACGCGGCTTGCACGATATCCGCCGCCTTGAACAGCACGGGTTACTCCCTCTGCCGCATTCGCAGCGCGCGCGGCGCGCGGCCGGGCCGGCGCGGCTGCTGTTCGACCGCCTCCTCGATTACGGCGAGCTGATCCTTGTCCGCCGGCGCCTCCCCGGTGACGGCTTCCGCCTCCTCGGAAGCCTGCGGGTCGGCCACGGCCTCCTTGGGCTCCTGGTGCTCCTGGGTAGCGCGGGCGGCCTCGGCGAGCGTCTGCTGGAACGCCTCCAGCTCGCCGGGCGGGAGTGCGCGCGCCGCGCCGATCATGAGCAGGATCTCGCGCAGGCCCTTGAGGTCGCGAACGGGCTTGCCCTCTTCCGCGAACCGTGTCATGAGCTTCGCCGCGGCCTGCGTCTCTTTGGGCGAGAGCGAGCCCTTCTGCATCAGCCAGACGAGTGCCTGCTTCGGGCTCTCGCCGGGCGGGACCTCGTCGATCGTGGGGGTGCGCGCGCGTTCCGCGGCCGTCTCGCTGATGCGGATCTTCGCCGCGTCGAACTCCTCGAGCACCACATCGAGCGCGTTGGCGACCCCCGCGGCCCGGAGCTCCTCGTAGCGCTTCGAGCACGCCTGGAGCTGGAGCCTGTTCAGGTAGCCTCGCCGGAACAGGTCGATGAGGACCTGTTTCTCGGAAGCGTTCGGGTCACGCTCCAACTGCGCGAGCCTGGTCATATCGTCTCTCCGGGGATGTAGTCGGGGTCCCAATCCTGGGGGCGGCCGCCGTACTTCTTCGCCATCTCCTCGGGCGTGGCGTAGGCGACGCCGGTTTCCTCGCCGATCTTGCGGAAGAGCCGGTGGAAGTATTCCGCGAACGCAAGCTCGGCCTCTTCCGGCACGCCCTGCTCCTGCGTGACGCGCAGGTTGTGCTCGTAGATCTCGCGGTCGATCTCGCCGGGGTCGCGGAGCCGGGTGCAGCGTCTGCGGAGCCGCGTCCAGTCGAGATCCGACAGCGATGCGGGCCCGCGCTTCCGCGCGTCGATCTCGTAGACCGGGTACGGCTCCCGCACGACTTCAATGACGTCGCCGAGGCCCATCACGTAGTTGCGCGGCTCGGGAAGGTCGACCCACTTCACGATCGTCCACTCGCGCAGCTCCGAGTTGAACAGCAGGTCGTAGTCCTCCGGGTTCACGCCCGGGATGCCGCGCAATGCGTCGCGCACGCGCTCGACGTCGCGGGGGTTCGGCCGGTAGCGGCCGAGCGTGTCCGCGAATTGCGGCGGGTAGTTGCGGTCCCCGACGCGCACGTAGTCGGCGGTCAGGAACTCGATGAGCGGGTCGACGGGGTTCTCGGGGTTGCCCGGCTCGCCGAGCGCCGCACCGCGGAAAGTGAGTACGTCGGACGCCTTCACTTCTTCGTCTTCTTCCCGCGAAGGATCGCGATGTTCTTGTCGTGCTTGTGGAACTCGCAGGCCGTCCGCACGGACGGCGGGTTCTTCATGCCCATCCGGATGAGCTTCTGGCGGTACGCCTCGCCGCCGTTGCAGATCGCGGCCATGAGCCGCGCCTGACTCTTCGACTTGCTCGGCATGTGCGGGTGCCCCGCCCGCGGCGGCGCGGGCGGGGCCTCCGGTTGAGGGTTGAGATCACTCGCCCGGACCCACACCCGGCTCCCAGTTGATGCCGGTCGCGCTGACGAGCACGTTCCGACGCCGGATGCCGTACTCGTAGACGGCGGTGAGCAACGTGTCGAAGACCGTCTTGTTCGGCACGCGCTGCATGGCGCCGCCGCCCTCGTCGACGAAGTTGATGAAGTCGTCGACGGCGAAGCGGCTGATGAAGCCACCGCCCGTGCCGACCGGGACGAAGAACATCCGCCCGTCCGGCGCGGTGTGGTCCATGAACCACGGCCGGCCATCGAACTCCGCGACGTCCCACAGCGCATCGAGCGAGCGGACGTTGCGGAACTCGACCTTCTGGTCGAGCTGCGCCGCGTAGCGCTCGTGCGTCTCGTAGGAGCTGATGACGAAGCCGATGCGGCCGCGCTCGGACTTCTTGGCGAGCAGGTTCTTCGCCCGCCGCATCCGGGGGATGAGCGTGGCCTGGGTGACGGGCACCTTGCGCGGCTTCCACTGCGGTTCCGGCTGCTGGCCGCCCACGCTCTGCGTCGGGCTGAGGCCCTGGAGCGTGTCGCGCAGCGAGTCGTCGTAGAAGCCGAGCATCCCCATCGCCGGCCGGTTGTCCTCGGTCTCGCCCGGGTCGAACCAGCCCTCGATGGTGTTCTGGAGGTAGACGTAGTCGTCGGCCGTCACGCCACTGAGCGTGTGGCCCGCCTCCACCCGCACCGCGATCTCGCCCTCGGTCCCCGTGTCGTCGTCGACCGCCTCGACGATGCAGGTGCCGCGGTCGGTCGTGACGCCGGGCGTGTAGCCCTTGGTGTCGAGGATGTGGAGGACCTGGCCGGGGCGGATGATCGCCGAGGGCGCGCCGCCGTCCGGGAGGCCGTAGGCGCGGTCGAGGATGAGGATCCGGTCGCTGGCGAGGTCGCTCGCGTCCTTGACGCGGCAGATGACGCCGGAGCCGTCGCCCCACAGGTACGTGTTGGCGGTGAGGATGAACGCTTCGCGCGTCCCCGTCATCTGGAGCTGCGCGGCGCGTGCGAACGCATGGGCGTTCGTGCGGGCCTTCCGCAGCAGCTTGTAGGTCAGCCGAGCGCGGAAGGTGAGCTGCTTCAGCGTGACCTCCACCCGGCGGATCCGCGGGTAGCCGCTCTCCGGCACGTCCGCGCTCTCGCCGTGGAACCCGCCGCCTTCGTTCAGCCCGAGCTCGATGGCGATGACCGCCTTCTCGCCCTGGCCGTCGACGGTGTCGGACCTCTGGCGGATGAAGCGCAGCAGCGGGAACGCGGCATTGAACTGCCGAACGATCCCGGGGAGGTAGTGGAGCTGGAGCAGCTGGATGACCGTCTGAGTCGTCGCAGCCACTTTCGTCCTCGAAGCATCATGGGTCCGTTACGAGCCGGCCCCCATGAGGCGTTGGAGGTCTCTCGCGACGAGCTTTTCGATGTCCTCCCAACGCGGTGGCCGGCGTGCAGTCGGGTTCGGCTTGGCCGGACCGCGGCCCGCGCGCGCGCTGGACGGAAGGCTGACTGGCGGCCTTCGAGCGAGGTCCTTCTTGGGCTTGTCGCTCTGCCGCAGCTTCACCATCTCGTCGAGCACGTCGAAGACGGGACGCCGCCTGCCCTCGTCACGCCACCGTTGGAGAACCGCCGACACTTCAATTCCGCCGATGCGGGCGGCCTGTTGAAGCGCGGCGTAGGCGGCTTCTGCGTATTCGCCGTAGCCCACGCCCGGGACGAACCCGAAGTCCTCGGGCACATGGCCAACGGCGGAGCGCTTGCCGTTCGCCGGCGGTTCCGCGGACGTCGCGGCGCCATCGTCGGCGCGCGTCAGCGCGGCCTCCCCGCCGAACACACGAGCGAGCAAGCGCTCGATGTTGGAGAGTCGCTGGTTGAGCCTGTAGCTGCCGGGGTCTTCCTCCGCTTCGCTGATCTTCTTGTTCAGCGCATCGCGGAGTGCGACCATGTATTCGAGGGACGAGTTCGGCGCGATCGTCTTCTCGACGAAGGCGTCCGGATCGTCCATGTGGGCGAGGAGCGCCTGGATGTTCTCGAGTGCTGCGTTGACCCTGGCTTCCTTGGCCTCGGCCTCGCGGATCTTCGAGTCCGCCTCCTGCAACCGCCGCGTGACCTCGGGCTGGCCCATGTAGCCGGCGGCCTTCTGCCGGACCTCGGACCACGGCTCTTCGATGTCCTGGCCGTTGGCGCGGTAGCGGAGCCGGAGCTGCGGCGCATACTTGGACTCGTTGAGCAGGTGGTCGAGCAGCGCTTGCGCGCCATCGGCATCGAGCCCGAGCTTGTCGAGGAACTCGCCCCAGGTCGTCCCGTCGTCGTCCTCCTCCTCGCCATCGCCGCGCTCCTCTTCGGCCTCGGCCCCTGCGTTCTCCTCGCCTTCGTCGTCGTCCTCCCCGCCTTCCCCGCCTTCGTCCTCGCCGCTCTGCTGGCCCTGGGCCTGGCCCTGGGCGGCCGCGCGGCGTTCGGCTTCGCGCTGTTCCCTGAAGTCGAGGAGCTTGAGGTTGTCGAAGATTTCCTCTTCGGAGAGCGCCTCATCGGCAGCGGCACCGAGCTCGCGGAGCAGTTCGTCGGCATCCACGTCGCCGGTCGAGGTCCTGGCGGGCGTGGCGGGCGCNGCGGGCGCCGCGGCCTTGCCCTTCGCCGGCTGGCCGCCGGCGCCCTGGTCGCCGGCATCGCCGGCATCGCCGGCGTCGTCGGAGCGGGCGGGGGCGACGTTCGAGCCGCCCAGTTCGGCCTCCAGGGCCTCGATCGGGTCGACGGTGTTGGCGGTGTCGCGGTCCATAGCGCTCAGCGGTCAGTACGGTTCCTGGCGCGTTCGTGCAGAATATTGCACATCCGTGCCAAAAAAGAAAGAGGGTTGCCGAACCGTGGCCTACTTCCGGCTGGCCACGATGGTCGCGACGCCGTTCGTGGGAACGGCGTAGATGCCGGTCGTGAACAGCAGGCCGCGGGGGAACGGGACCGCGGCCGTGGTGCCCTCCAGCGCGGCGATGCTCAGGATCGGATCACCGCTGTCATCCTTGCCGTCGTACAGTTCCAGCGTGCCGTTGCCGCCGGCCGCGGTGAACGTGACCTGGCTGATGACGCCCGGCGCGCCCTCGGCGATCGCCTGCCCCTCGGCGTCGACGTAGACGGGGATCCGCGCCGCGTAGAGAAGCGCCTTGTTGCCCTGCATCTCAGGCCGCCTCCTGTTGCTCGAAGTCGTTGGTCTGCTCGCCGTCCTCCTGCTCTTCGCCGCCCTCCAGCTCGCCGCCCGTGCCGCCGCCGGCGCCCGCCATTGCGCCGACCATGACTCCGGGCTCCATCTGCATCAGCAGCGGCGCTGCGGCGAGCAGGTGGATCTGCCAGTGGATCCGGAGCAGCATCGTGTTGGCCGGGTGGACGCGCGGATCGTTGCGGATCTCCTTGAGCCGGCGCCGGTGGCTGCGCTCGTGGATGAGCTGGTCGTCCTCCGGCTGCGGCTGGATGAACGGCGGGAGCTGGCCGGTCTGCTGGAACAGCGCGATGATGAGCGCCGCCTGGGGCGGCGGCAGCGCGAGGATTGCGTCCTCCTCGCTCCGTGCGTTCTGCGTGTCGAGCTCGTCTTCAGCGTACAGGTCATCGGCGGTCCCGAAGCCGAAGATTTCCTGCATCCGCCGGTAGTCCGGCCGGCCGAACTCGTCGACGAGGAAGCCGAGCTGCCAGGCTTCCTTGGCCTTGGCCTCGACGGCCGCGGGGCTGCGTGGGATCGAGCTGCCGCGCACGACTTGGATATCCAGCCCGTCCTCGAGGTTGGCGAGCATGAAGGCGTTGAGCATGTACGGCGCATCGCCGGCGAGCTGGAGGAGCCGGGGATCGTCGGCCGGGAAGAAGCGCTGGATGTAGACGAGCTGCATCCGCAGGATGTCGACGTAGCTTTCCTCCAGCTCTTCGCCCGTGAAGCCGAGCTGTGCGATGTCCTGCTCCTGCAGGAGCGAGATGGCGATGCCGCTGATGTCCTTGGCGGGGAGCTTGCCCTGGCTGACCTCATGCATTGCGGCAATGTCCTGCCAGACGCGCTCCAGCGCGTCCATGAACTGCACCGTGTCGGTCGGCAGCGGCGGCGGGTCGAGCACCTCCGGCTTCGCGCCGAAGCGGTTGGCGCGGTAGCGCACGCGCTGCATCGCGGCGAGCAGGCCGCGGCGCCGCACGCGGGCCTGGACCGGCTCCAGCAGCGGTGCGTTGGCCGTCTTGAGCAGGTGCATCTCGCGCAGTGACCACGCCCAATTGATCGCCTGGTTGATCTCGCGCAGCGGCGTCGCGGGCGCGTAGCTCCAGAAGCCGGGGCTCTTGGTCACGCGGACCTCGCGGAACGGCAGCTCTCCGTAGATGTTCGGCCCGATCTCCAGCACCTTACCGCGTGTGGTGAGCACGACGCGGAGGCCCTGCGGGAACCGCACGACCGGGTCGGTGTCGCCGCCCTCCTGCTGCGGGATGACCTCGAACGGGACCACGCTCGGGTCGAGCCGATCGAGGAACCGGGCCTGGAAGACGGCGCCTGCGCGTGCCCAGAACTCCAGCAGGATCGTCTCCTCCTCCTCGTCGACGAGGAAGGTGGAGCTGGCCGAGCTGCTCCGGACCTCGCCCGTGTGCCAGGGGTCCTCGCGCGCGGTGAGGCGCTGGACGCGGCGCAGGACGCCGAGCCCGCGGTCATCGACGCCGGGGCTCTCCGGCATCGTCTCGGGGACGATCTCCCTGGCGTGCTCCGGGTAGCGGGCGCGCGCCTCGGCGACCGGCATGAAGCGGTCGACGCCGAACCAGCGCATGTCCTTGATCCGCGGCACGCGGTCATCGCACCAGCAGGATTGCGGTCCGAGGACCTCGCGCCGGAGGACCGGCATGGCGAGCGGCTCTCCTGTCTCCGGGTCGACGCCGCCCATGCCCGGGACCCAGTCGACGTAGCAGTGCCAGACCGCGTTGCCGCTGAGTAGCAGCCACATGGCGAGCTCGGCGCGGTTGTGGAGCGAGTAGGTGTCGTTGGCCACCCATTCTGCGAGCTCTTCCGCGAAGCGGCTGGCGTCGCGGCTCGTGCGCTGCTGGCCCTTCTTCGGCCGGATGTGGTGCTGCGGCCTGGCGGCGCTGAGCTTGCTGTGCTGCGCGCGATACCACGGCTCGAACTTGTTGATCTTGCGGCGGACGGCATCCCGCGGTGCGGGCATGGGCACGACCGCGCGGCGTGCAGGGTCGACCTCGACGTAGTGGTGGCCGTTCCTGAACGCGAAGTTGAGGAGCGTCTGTTCGTCGGTGCCCCACCGCCGTTCGATCGCGGCCTCGCGCATCCGGATGATCAGGTCGCCGAGCGCGTCGAGTGCGAGCCTGTGCTGGCTCTCGGGCGTGAGCATGTCGGCCACGTTGGCGGCGAGCTGTTCGCCGTAGAAGCCGGAGCGCATCAGGTCGAGCTCGAGCGGGTCGCCCTCTTCGGCGAGGCGCAGTGCGTCTTCGACCGCGAGCGGCGCATCGCGTTCGGCCTCCTCCATTGCGGCCATCTGGTCGATCTCGCGCAGCTCGGCGTCCTCGAAGTCGTCGATGTCGAGCAGCGGCGAACTCAGTCTCGTAGCCATTGGCTCACGTCACCAGGATCGGGGGTCGCTTGGCGAGGATCTCGTCGATCTCCTCGTCGGTGAGCCCTTCGGCTCGCTTCTCTTCGCGCCAGGCCGCGAGCATCATCGCGTCCGGACCGCCGGAGCGCACGCTGTTGATGAACGCGATCACGTCCTTGTCGTCGTCGTCCTCGCCGTCCTCGTCGTCTGCGGCCACATCCCTGGGCGGGTGTGGCGCCTCGTCGTCGAGGTCGGCCTGTTGGGAGCGGATATACGCCCGGCCGAGCGCGTACATGGTCGCACAGAATAGGGCCGCGGCAATGATGATGGCGACGGCGATGGGCCACAGGTCCGAGTTGTTCATTGCGCGCGCCTCCTATTCTGCGCTGCCTTGCGGCGTGCGGTGCGTGTCGAGTCCTTCTCGCCGCTCACGTCCTCCGCGCGTTCGGGGGTCGGGCGGCCGGTGATCGGGCTCCTGCCCTGCCGCTCGCCGATTGCTGCGGCGCGGCCGAACTCGCCGGGTCGCTGGCCATGCAGGCGTTGGCGGGCCTGAAGCAGGGCCGAGAGCTGGAACGTGCCGAGGTCGATCATGGTGCTGCGTGCCTCCGTGCTGCGAGGCGCGCGAGCCGGCGGCGATAGCGGCCCGCGCGGGTGCGGAAGCGTTCCTCTTCGACTTCTTCGGGCGGCCTCCAGTGCTTGCGCTCGAACCGGCTGGTGAAGCCGGTCAGGTCCTTGCCGTCTTCATCGCGCAGCTCGCGCAGATGGTTCACGAACCGGATGAGGTTGGTGATCGAGTGGTCGTTGCGGTCGATGGGCTTCTCGGGCAAGTTGTGCCGTTCCGCCACTTCCTTCGACGCCCAATCGCGCCAGCGGTAGCCGGCCAGCTCGCGCTGGAGCGCGCGGCATGGCTCGTGGATGTAGATCGTGGGCCTGACCCACTCCGCGCCTTCGGCGATTTCCTTCTCGGTCGGTTCGCGGAAGTTGTCGTCGGCGTCGTAGAGCGGCACGCCGCTGGCATCGAGCCAGTAGCAGCCGAAGCGTGCGATGAGTTCTTCGATCGCGTGGTCCTTCGCGTTGTTGCCCGTGTCAACCGGGACGTCCCAGCCGAGGTCCCTGATCTTCTCCTCGAACTGCTCGAGCACGGTGGCGGCCGATTCGTTGCTGTGGTCGGGCGCGGCGGCGGACTGGTGTTCCTGTTTCGCGGCCGGGTCGACGATGATCTCCTCGATCGGTTCCAGCAGCGCGGCGCCGGTCTTGTCCTCCGGCAGTTTCGACCACTCGTAGGCGATGATCGCGCACGTCTGGCCGCTGCGCTTGCTGCCCTGGAACTCGCGGTAGACGTGGATCGGCTGGTAGCCGTACATGTTGGGCGGGGTGTCCACGTCGACCGCCACCCAGGTCAGCGCCGCGGGGTTCGTCCACCCCGGATCGAACAGCAGCCAGCGTGGCCAGTGGTCGGGCGGGGTGAACGGGAGGATGACATGCACATCCGGGTTGTACTGCTCGAAGACGAGCCGACCGGCGGCCGCATCCGGGTCGATCTCCTGCTCCTTGCGCCAGCGCCACGATCGCAGCCCGCCGTACTTGGCCGACTCCCTGAGCCGCCAGTCGCCGCGGCGTGCGGGGTCGGCCGTGTAGTGCGTGCGGATGACGACGAAGCCGTTGAGGGCGTTCCGCCAGACGCGGAGCCCTGGCAACGGTTGGATCTCCCGGCCGGGGGCCGGGAGTTCGACGGGCACGTGGATCAGTGCCATGCTCGCTGCTACTCCTCTTCCGGCTCCGGCTCGGGCGGGATCTCGGCGATCACGCGGGCGGTGATCTTCGACTCGTACTCGCCTGCGAGTGCGTTGTCGGCGTCGAGCTTCGCGGCGATGTCGTGCCAGTCTTGCGTGAGCTTGTTGTGCTCGTCGACGAGGGCCTGGAGAAGATCGGCGCTGACGCCGGTGCCCGGGCCGCCGAAGTGGACCGGGTACTCGCCGCCGCCGGGCGTTTCGCCGAGCGCGTTGATCTTGAGCGCGGTGGACGTGAAGTCTGTGTCCGTCACGCCGTCATCGGCGTTGAGCTTGTCGACGACCTTGCGGATGTCGTCGACGCGCGCGTTGTGCTGGCGCACGAGCTGGCGCATCACCTTCTCGGTGAGGAAGCCGGGGGCGTTGGTGCCGGGCTCGGCGTCCTCGCTCGGCGTGTAGCCGTCGAACGGGATCTCGAGCGCGGTGAGCTGGGCCTCGTAGTCGTTGTCGACGTCGCCGCCCTCCTGATCGAGCAGTGCGCAGATGGCGTGGTCGTCCTGCACGCCGGCGTTGTGCTGCATGATCAGCTCGTGCAGTTTCGCGCCGGAGAGCGCGCTCTTCGGGTACATTGTCGCGGTCTTCGCAGCGGTGCCCATTCTGGCCTCCGTTCAGGTGGTGCGACGTGTGTAGGTCCTGCACGGCTCGCAGGGGCCTGGTTCGCTTACCGGCTCGTCGCAGTCGGGGCAGAGGTACGCGGCCGGATCGCCGCCGAGCTCCTCTTCCATGCGGCTACGCACGGTGCCGTCAGGACGGCGAACGACGTCCGGCGTGAGGTCGCGGTCCTCGAACGCGATGGGTTCGCCTTCGAGGATCGTGTCCACGATCTGCTGGAACAGCGGGTCGCGGCGCATCCGCGACCGGAAGTTGGGCGGGATGGGCTGGCCGCGCAGCTCATCTCGCCAGCGGCGTTCGAGGATCCGGAACGCCTGTTCTTCTGCGTTGCGCCGGCGATGCTCCATGCGCCTGCGCATGTGTCGCGCCAGACTACCCATCGTGCTGTTCCCTGGCGGCATTCTTCTTTGCGGCGCGCTGCTCGATGCGCTCATCGATCTCTTCCTTGATCTGCTCGACGAGCCATGCGAGTGCCCAGGCAAGCGCCTTCTTCAAGACCTGTTTCATCTTCCCGCCTCCAGCTTGTCCATGACGAGCTGCCAGAAGAACGAGTGGTGCGCGCTGGAGACGCCGGTGAACTTCCCGCCGCCCTCGATGGTGGGCAGTGCTGCGGTGTAGGCGGCTTCGGCCTCTTCCTGAAAGGCCATCTCGTCGCTGAAGAGTGCGGACAGCGTGTGCGAGCGCACCTTATCATCGCCCTGGGCGAACGCCATGATCATGCTGTTCGTCTCGGGGAAGATGATGGCGCCCTTGATGCGCTTGTAGGGCGGCCAGGGGATGTGCGGGTGGAACTTCCGCTGTGCGCGCAGTCCGAGGTCCAGGCGTCGGAGCAGCGCGTCGGCGTCCTCGAACTTCTTGGACTGGAAGCCGATGAGCTGGCCTGGATAGAACATCGCGAGCCAGCCGTGCAGATGGACCATCAGGTGCGAGAGCCGGAGCTGGCGGCTCTTGGGCACGAGAATGAGCGGCTCTTGGAGCCACACCGCGGCGATGTAGCGGAGGTAGTCGTCGGTTGTGTCCGGGTCGAGGTCGCGCGCGGGCATCAGCGTCTCGGGGTCGATCCACTTCGGGCCGTGGATGAGCGGCCGTTCGTTGTCCGTGCGGCGGTGTTCGTCGACGGTGTAGGCGAAGCGCTCGATGTAGTAGAGGCCCGATCTACGGCAGTCCTCGAGCACGAGCTGGAACCGGAGCTCCAGTTCGAGTGCGCGGCGTTCGATCTCGCGCCAGCCGCGCGGGCGGGTGGCAACCGTCGCTGTGCTCAACGCCTTATGATGCCGCGTTGGAACTGTTCGAGGCCGCCGGCGACGGCGAGGCGGACTTCCTGGCCCTTCTCCTCGCGGCGCCGGACCCTGAGATACTCGTCGACCACGGCGATCACGTCCTGCTCGCGCATGATGACCAGCTTCTCGTCGGCGACGTAGCTGCCGGTGTACTTGCCGAACCAGATGAGGTCGCCGACGCGGAGGAGCTTGCAGTCCTCGCCGGTGGCGACGACGACGCCTGAATCGGCGCGGTCCTCGCTGATGTCTGCCTGCAAGATCCCGCTGCGGTCCTCGTCGAGTTCGATGATGCAGGGGTAGACGAGGATCCGGTCGCCGAGTGGGCGGATGCCGTGGTGGATCGGCTTGCCGTCGTTACGGCGCGGCACGATGGCCAGCCCCGCGCGGATGCCGGGTGCCGGGCGCGCGCTGATCTGTTCGAGATCGTGCTGCGATTCGCTCATTCGGATCCCCCTGTGAGAAGTCGGTACATCTCTTCGGGACGCTGTCTGAGTCGCTGGTACTGCTCGTCCGTGAGGTTGGCGACGAAGCGGCGGAACGCCTCGCGGCTCTTGTTCAGCTCGCCGAGGTCGGCGTAGGCGCGTTCGAGTTCGAGCAGCCGCGCCATGAGCTGTCCGTGGTTGGTGAGCAGTGCTGTCACGCCCGCATCGGCGCCGGCCTTGCCGCGAGACTGAGCGCGGGCGCGGTTGCGGTCGTGCAGGATCTCGCGGTGGACGACGGTGTGGATGCCGATGACGACCTGGAGGCGTTCTTCGGGCCGTGAGTTGATGGCGCTGAGGAACACTTCGCGCTGTTCGGGCTGCATGTGCTGCGCGAAGAGGTCGGCGAGGTCGCGGAGGTCGTCCGGGTTCTCGACGGCGGGGGTCATGCCGTGGCTGCGGGTGCCGCCGCCGCCGGCGATCTGGACCCATTGCTCCTTGGGCAGTGTGCCGACCCAGGGCGGCAGTCCCTGGTCAAGCGCCGGGTGGAGCGAGCAGCGGCCGATGCCGAGGTGGTCGGTGCCGCGGCCGGCAGCGAGGCGGCAGAACGCCTGCCTTTCGCCGGTGCGGGGCTGGACGACACCGCCGCAACGGCCCGCGAACGGGTCATCCGGGTCGGTCCGAACCGGATTGCCCGCCTTGATCCACGCCTCCAGCTCTGGCGTGAGCTTGACCGGATGCGTTCCGTCGGAGCGCGCCATGTGCAAAAATTTGCACCTCCTGGCCGAAAAATGCAACGCCCGCCGTTGGGGACGCTGCCGGCGGGCGCTGCGGCGGCGGATCGGGGAGTTGCACCCCGTTGCCTCCGGGTCATGAGCCCATCGGCGTGCTCTGGTCCGCCGCGGAGCCTCGTTCGTTGCTCATTCCAGCTCTCCGGGCGCGCTGCCACGGTCGCGGTTGGTGGTCCGCATGAGCGGCATCGGGGTGCGGACCGGGAAAATGCTCGCGAACTCCTGCCGGGCCTTCTCCGAGCCCTCGCAGGAGTGTTCGCGCTTCTCGCGGACGGACTGGAAGATCGAGTTGCAGTGCTGGCAGTATCCGCCGGTGCTCATGCTTGCTCCTTCTCGCGTTCCCAGTGCGCGCGGAAGTTGATGAGCGTGTTGATCGTGCGGTTGTAGTCGCCGTCGAAGCGGATCGCGCGGTCGTCGATGTAGACGATGGCCTGCGGCTTTGTCCGCGTGACCCTCACAATCCGCGAGGCGGGCCTGCCGGTGATGTGCTCGTAGCTCTCGCGGTCTTCGTAGAAGCTGCCGAGTGTGTAGACTTCGCCGTTGTATTCGACCGCATCGGCAACACCGTGGTCGATCATCCAGCTCACGATGCGCATCGGCTCGCGCGTCGAGTGGATCACGACCTCGTAGCCGAGCTTCTGGAGCGCTTCGATGAACTCGCGTGCGCCCTCGCGCGGCTCGAACAGCTCGCCCTCGCCCTTCCAGCCCTCGTATGTGTTCAGAACGCCGTCGAAATCGAGGCACACAGCGCGGCTCATGGGGTTCGCTCGCTGCTCGAGGAGTGCTTGCTTGAGCTCCGGCATGGTCATGGAAAAGGCACCTTCGATGCCCCGCCTCCTCGCCGCGTAGCGGATCGAGCGGTAGACGTTGGCGCGATCCATGCCAAGCTTTTTCGCGATCCTGCTGATCGGAAGACCACCGAGCCAAAGCACGATGATCCGCTCCTGACGCTCGGCAGTCTCCCGCCACGAGAGACGACGACTCACAGGCACAGCGTCACGTAGGCTTCCACCCGCGCCGTCCCGTCCTTCAACGCCTTCACCCACCCCTGCTGGTTCACCCGCAGAACCGTCGTATCGCTCGATGTCCAATGCACGCAGACCCCCGGGATCACGTTCCCGAACTGGTCCAGCGCTTCCGCCTCCAACCGCACCGAATCACCCACCGCCAACTCGTAANTCGACGGCTGCACCAAAACCGCCGACACCCTCACCGGCACCACCACGAACGGCACCCCCCTCCGCACTCCCCCCACCTGCTGCAACGCCGCACCCGCAAACACCATCGCAGCCAGCACCACGAACAACACTCCCAACCGACGCCCGAGCATAACTCACCTCCCACGCCGAAGGCCCGAAAGAAACCCGATGAGACGCACGGCCACGCACACCCCGCCAGACCACAACCCCACTATTCACCCACCACACCCCCCGTGTCAATACTTGCCCAACCGCGCATACCTCTCCCCAACACACCGCGGAATTTTTCCGGAATGATTCTTCCCCTTGAGCCTCTCCACACCCCACCCCCGAAAAATCTACGAACGTCGCTCAACACGGCACGTTAGAAAAACCCGGCCCGGGAAATTTCCCCCGGAAGAGGTTGAGGCCGCCCGCACCCCCCGGCGCGCGGAGCGGTCCAGCGCGCGCCCGGCCCCCCTCGCGCGTGTGCGCGCCCGTGTGCGCCCGCGTGTGTGCGCGTGTGCGCGTGCGCGCCCGCGTGTGCGCGCGTGCGTGTACGTGTGCGCGTGCGCGTGCGCGTGCGTGCGTGTGCGCGTGTACGCGCGCGTGCGCGCGCCCGGGTGTGTGCGTGCGCATGCGCGCGCGTGTATGCGTGCGTGTGTATGCGCGCGCGCGCCCGCGTGTGTGCGTGTACGCGCCCGCGCGTGAGCACCCGAGCGCGTGAGCGCGTGAGCGCCCGAGCACCCGCCCGAGCCTGTGCGCGCCCGAGCGCGTGCGTCCGAGCGCCCGGGCGCCCGAGCGCTCTTGCGCGGGCGGGCGGCGCCCGGGCATCCTGCGGGCATGTGGCAGCCGTGGCAGCCTCCGGGCATTCCGCAGCCGGTCCGGACCGGCCGAGACCTCGCGCGCCTGCTGCGCGAGATCGGCCGCCTCGTGGGCCGCCGCTACGGCATCCGCGAGCTGGCCGAGGACCTGGACGCGATCGGCGCGCCCCGGCCGCCCGAGGCCCTACGCCGCGACCTCCACGCGAAAGAGCTGCGCCCGCACCTCTCCTGCGCGCTCGAACTCCTCCGCGCCCGCATCGCGCAAGAAGGCCGCCGGCCAGCCGAAACGCCGAGGCCGCCCAGCCNCCGCAGCCTCCGCAACCGGCTACGACAAAGGCGGCCGCCAAACCCGGCATCCGAGCGTTTGCGGCGTTTCTGATTCCCGGTTTTTGGCGGGGTTCGCGGCGTTTCTGATTTTCGCCGTCCTGGTCCTCGTCCTGGTCCTGGTCCTCGTCCTGGTCCTGCGCTCGTCGATGCTAGGCGAGTATNTCGCCGCCCCCTGGGCGGCGCGCTCCGTTAGGAGCGAATAAATGAGGGTAGCTATACGTAGGATCATACTTACCTGCGATGGCCCCTCCCCACCCGGCCACCCCCAGGTATAAACGCGACGTGTACGCGCGCGCGCGCGTGTGTGATACATCAGCGGCCAGGCCGGATGATGCACCCAGTGCATCGAGGCGGCCGCTCTCAAGGCCAAAATAGCGGGTGAGACAAAATCTGACGGGGGCGATGCAATGGTTGCATCCTTGGATGATGCACGGGTTGCATCTTTCCCGTGTGTGGGATCTTGCGCATCCGATGCAACCGTTGCATCATTGTATGATACCCAGGCCCTGCCCGCAGGGCCGGGCCACCACCACCACCACCACCACGGAGGGGACCTATGCAGGAGCAGACCATCCCCCGGCGCTCCACGCCCCGGCGCTGGCCGGCGCCAACGATCGAGCAGCCGAGCATCGAGGAACTCCTCGATACGCTGGCGCTCGACGATTCCGTTTGTGAAGCGACGGACGGGTGCCAGGTCGAGCCGGACGGCATCTGTCCGCACGGCCATCCATCTTGGCTGCGCTACTTTCGTT